TGATTTATAATCTTTTAAATATGTTTCTCTAAAACGTTCTTCAAAATATTCTCCTAAATTAATTCGATCAGCTTCAGCACCACTTATCTCATATATAGTTGTTATATAATGCTGTAAAGTTTCGTGCAACGCAGTCCCAAAGGTCATATGAATTGATGATTCAGACGTGTATTTGCCGTCTCTATACTGTAAACTCCATTTATGAGGGCACGAAGCAAATACGGAAAACTGACTGTAGGAAATAGCTTTTTGAAAAGCGTGATTTATTTCTCGTAGTGGTTGATTCTTTATTTGTTTTAGAATTTGAGGTATTTTTCTTTTTTTAGTCAAAACTTTTTATATAACTTTTTATTTTTTCCATTTACCTTTCATTACTAACTGGGCTATAATGCTGTAGTTAGCAATGTCAATAAAACTATCAATCATTGGCTCATCTTGAACATAGTTACGACCCTTGCGTTTTAACATGTTTTTTAAGCGATTTATCTTGTCATTACAGCGCAACCAAATACCAGTCAACGAAAGATTAATATCCTCAGGATCCTCAAGTGTAGACCCTAAAGTAATATTTGCTAAACCATAATCCATCATTTTGCGAGCAAATAATTCATATTGTTCTTGTTGATTTTCTTTAAAAGATTCAGCTAAAGTTGGATACATTTTTTCAAAATCTGAGATGGCTTTTTCAGTTCCTGTTGGGTTATAACCTTGGTTTTCAGTAATCATAACTTTGCTTTTTTGATTAATTTGTCTGTTTCTTTTTCATTAATTCCCATTTCCCAAAGAATACCTCTAACTCCAGATTCTCGTATAATATCAATATATTCTTCTGCTTCTCCAAAACTACATTGGTAATATTCGGAAACATATTTTAATAAATCATCATATGTATTTTTACTTTGTTTTTTTACATATTTAAGAAACATTTTTTTCTTTGGTAACATGGTTTTGTATATATTATATATTTTTTCTTTTTCATTGATTGGAAGTTTTTGTGCAACATTCGCGATATCAACATATTTAGAATACATACTAACATATCTGTGGATCATATACGGATTAAATGATTCTTTTTGATCTTCTGTAAAAGTTGACCAATCTCTTTTATTAAAAGTTATTTCATTCAAAAAATCAAATAGAGTCATCTGGGTTTTCAAATTCATCACGTAATTCTTTAGGCAATAATTCTACTAATATTTTTCCTGTTTTTACATCAAAAAATACGGGAACTGGAACTATTCCATCCTCTTGAGTTCCTGTTACAAATTTAGATACTCTACGTAAAATTACTCCTTCTTGGAATACTTGATTACCCTCAGGTGATGTGATTGGTGTTGTGTTTTTAATGTCAATGTTGACATTCATTTGTGGTTTTTGGTTCATATTTATTTTATTATTTATTTATTTTAATTCAATTAACCTAGCAATTAAAGCCATACAGTTAATTTCTTTATCTAGTCTGAAGTTCGATTGGTACGTATATTCGTTAGTATAGATTGCCACCATTCCTTCATTCCCAGGTACATAAACAGAAGCGTTATCATACAAGAAACGATACAGCTCCTCAAAATCATGGATATTTGCGTTTGCAATAATTTGACGTATTTCATTAAAATTTGGTTTTGGGTTAGATAATTCTTTAACTACTTGAATCATGTAATTTGAAGATACAATTACTGATTTATCAATTTTAAGCTCTCCATCTTTATTTGATAATTGAGCTGTGTTTAACATTTTGCGTAAATCGGGATAAAATTGGTTTACTAAAAGTTTAATATCTTCTATGGTATGTAGTACTTCTTCTTTTTCTAAAATACCTGATATATGTTTAGCAATGTCTTGTTTTGAAGGAGGAACAATTTTTAATACTTGACAACGTGATTGAAGAGGATCAATAATTCTTTCAACATAGTTACAAGTTAAAATAAAACGAGTTGTACGTGAATAGGTTTCAATTACATTTCGAAGAGCTGCTTGTCCTTGAATAGTAATAAAATCAGCTTCATCTAAAATAATAACTTTAAGTGGTTTAAAAGATGCGGCACTTGCAAATCCTGATACTTTGTCACGAATTGTGTCAATTCCTCTTTCATCACTAGCATTAATGTACATAAAATCACAATCTAAATTATTTACAATTAATTTAGCAAGAGTAGTTTTACCTGTTCCTGCAGGACCATAAAATAAGAAATTTTGAATATCATTTTGTTGAAGATATTTTTCTATAGTAGATTTAATATTTTCATTTCCAACATAATTTTCAAGTGTTTGGGATCTATAACGTTCAACCCATAATGTATGTTCTTTTTTTCTCATTACTCTCCGTATAAATTAAAGGTTTTAGGCTTAGGTTTTATAATTTCAACTTCTTCTGTTGTAATAATGTACAAATTTCCTTTTAAGGGTTCAAGTCTAAATGCACTAGGTTTTATAGTTGTATTCATATAAAAAGCATTTAAAGCATCTGTAAGAGTAGGTTGAACTTCCTCAATTCCTGATACTTGCCATTGATCTCCAGGAGGTACACGTTCTGCTATAAGGATATTTTTCTCAATTTCTTGTTTCATAACTTAATTTGTTCTTTAAAGTGAGGTAATAAATCTTCATAAGCGTAATTATGAAGTGTCCCCTGGATTTCTAACCCAACCCAAATATGGTTTTTAGGTTGGGCAGGAGTTGGCATAAAATTTATTGTATTAATAGTATATGTTTTATCATTTAATACAATTTTTTTACCTATTAAATTCACTGTATCTCTCATATGTTTTATTTCTAAAACATTCCATTCATACCCCCAAATCCAGGATCATTTTCTTTATTTTCTTCCGGTTTATCAACTACTACTGCTTCTGTTAATAAAATAGTACCTGCTACTGAAGCTGCATTTTCAAGAGCTGTGCGAGTTACTTTAGCCGGATCAATAATACCTTCTTCATTCATATTAACATATTTATCTGTTAATAAATTATAACCAATCCAGTAATCTGAGGTACTAATATGATTCATAGCTTGGTAGATATGTTCTTGATCAAATCCAGCATTAGTAAGGATTTTTTTAAATGGAGAGGCACATGCTTTATACACAATGCTAGCACCTATAGTATTTTGTGTTATATGTTCTCGAGCATGTAATAATGCTGCTCCTCCTCCAGGTACAATACCTTCTTCAAGAGCTGCTTTTGTTGCTTGTAAAGCATCATCAACTCTATCTTTTTTCTCTCGAATTTCTGATTCGGTAAATCCACCAACGTGTACAATAGCTACACCTCCAATAAATTTAGCTAAACGTTCTTGAAGCTTTTCTTTTTCATATGGAGTAATTGATTTTTCAATTTGAGTTTGTAATTCTTCAATTCGAGCGGTAATTTTATCTGTATCTCCTTTACCATCAACAATAGTTGTACTATCTTTATTGACTGTTACTACTCGAGCTTCACCGAACCAATCCCAACTAAATTTATCAAGTTTCATTCCTTTTTCAGGGCTAAATACTTGTCCACCTGTTAAAATAGCAATATCTTCTAAAATTAGTTTACGACGATCTCCAAAATCTGGAGCTTTAACAACAACTACTTTTAAAATTCCTCTTGCTTTATTTACAATTAAAGTAGCAAGAGCTTCACCTTCAATATCTTCAGCAATAATCAATAATGATTTATTTTGATTTGATACTGCTTCTAAAATAGGTAATAATTCTTTTACTTGAGTGAATTTTTTATCTGCAATTAAAATTAATGTATCTTGGATATTTGTACTCATTGAGTTATTATCTGTAACAAAATAAGGGGATTTATATCCACGATCGAATTGCATTCCTTCTACAGTTTCAAGATATGTTTCACCATTTTTAGATTCTTCAATAAACACAACACCTTCACGTCCTACTTTTTGCATTGCTGTTGCTATTAATTCCCCTACTTCAGGATCATTATTTGCGGATATAGTTGCAATTTGTTTAAGTTGATCTTCACTTGATATATCTTCTTTAATTTTTGTTCTTAGTGTATCTAATACTTCTTTAACAGCAAAATCAATTTCACGTTTAAGTTGAACTGAATTTCTATCATTACTTAATTCCTTAAGTCCTTGTAATACAATTTCTTGAGCTAATAAAGTAGATGTTGTTGTACCATCTCCAGCATTATCTGCTGTTTTAATAGCTGCTTGTTTTACTAATTGTACACCTAATTCTTCAATTGGATCTTCTAAAGTAATTGATTTAGCTACAGTAACACCATCTTTAGTACTTTGAGGAATACCACCATTAGCAATTACTACATTACGTCCATTAGGACCTAAAGTTGAAGTTACTGCATTAGCTAATTTATCAATACCTGCTGATAATTTTTTACGGGCATCTGGCCCGAATTCAATAATTTTACTCATGGTTTATTTTTAATTGTTATTATTTATTTTACCTAGAACTTGATTTTCTGGGCCTATCCAGTATTCTTCTCCTTCAAATTCTACCTTACTAAATCCCATTGTAGGGAGTATTACTATATCTCCAACTTTAAGAACTGTTTCTATCCAGACCCCAGTTACCGAAAAGTAACCTTCACCAACTGTTATTACTTCAGCTAGTTTATTTTTTTCACTCCCTAAATCCGGGACGATTATTCCACCATAAGTGGTTTCTTCCGTTTCGATTGGTTTTACGATAACGGCATTGTAAATTGCTTCTAATTTCATATTCCTAATGATTCTAATAAAGTTTCCATTGCTTGTTTGTTAATTTCCCATTCCTGAATGTAAGATTTAATACTGTCGTATTCTTTCTTATGATCAAGTTTTACTTTGGCAATGCAATTCAAAGCATGGGAAAGTTTTGTGTAATGTCCGAGAGCTTTTTGATAATCTTTCCCTTTACTACCCTTTTCTAAATTTTTAGGATCAGGGGTTACAATTTCGTATACTGTATAACAGTATTCGTCTTTGGAAAGGAAAAATGGTTCAAGAACCGGATCTTTAATAATTGTATAACTCATAGTTTTTTTATTTTATAACGTGAATATACGAAATATTCTTAATTAATCCAAGCTTTAGGGAGCTTTTTAATTACTTAATTGTAAGGATTTTTGGTTTTAATTCTTCAGAAAAGGGGATGGAAATCTTAAGAAGACCATTTTCCATTTCTGCTAAAGCTAGAGTAAGGTTAAATTTATTTGCAACTTTATATCCTAAACTAAAAGAACGTCTAGCAATTCCTTTATGAATATAATTGCAATTATTTACTTCACAACATTTTTTATCGTTATCTTTATTATAACGAATATTTAAAATATCCCCTTCGATTTGAATTTCAATATCTTTTTTAGTAAGACCCGTACAGGCTATTTCAAAATAAAGGCCTTCGGGGTTTTCGTAGATATCTACAGGGTGGGAATATTTGGCTTGATTGGCGGGTTGGAAATCTAATTCCGACTTAAAAAAGTCTTTAACTAATAAATCAAATGGTGAGAAATAATTTTCTCTAAATAGTGTACTCATATCACATTAAAATTGTGCTGTCCTAGGATCAGCGGGTTAAACATTTACAAAACTTGCTCCCTAAAGTCATGGTTTTGTCTTATATAAATATATTATTAGATTTCTTTTGACACAAGATAATAAGTGCTTTTAAAATTTTCATTTTTAAATTCTAATTTCATAATACCTTCTAAATTAATACTAATAGTTCCATTAGCCATATCTTTATTACAATACATAATTTCTCTAATCATATTTGAATTGTAATGTTCTTTAAAATCATCTGGGAGGTTAGAATATGTTGCTTGAGGGATATAAAAAGATACTTTATTAGCATGTTCTATATTACCCCCAAATTGCATTTCAATTTGAAATTCATTATCTGCATTTTCAAAGGGTTTAATAACTACTGTTTCACTTTCAGCAAGTGCTGATTTAGCTCTAACAATAGCATTAATACTTTCATTATCTAAAGGAGCTTCAATATTCCAATCTCCAATATCTCCTAATTCACCTGCTTTAGGTATAATCATTGTATCTGCTAAAGCATAATTTAAAGTAAATTGATTATCAGCTATAATAAGTTTTGTGATAAATTTGTTTATTTTTTCATATTTTAATTCTAAATAACCATTTGTAATTGCAATTAATTTATTTAATTGAGTTGTATTACTAATAGCAATTGTTGAATCTTCAAGAGGCATACCTATAAATTCAACTTTACCAATCATATCTTTTGTTGGTGCATTAAATTTAATAGTTATAACTTTATCTTTAATATCCCATTTAACAGGTTCAACAAGCCCATTAAGATAATATTTTGAAATTACTGAGGAAAGATCTAGTTTATTAATCATGTTTTTTAATTAAATATAAAAAATTTATTTATCTTTTTATTAAATATTGGATAACCCCAACCTAAATCTAGGTAAATACTTTCAAGTTTATTTTTCATTACTGAATCAAATAATCCATCTCTGTCAATATATTTTTCAATAAATTCCATAATTTCAGGGGGATCACTATGTCCATTAAATCCAATCACATCTATACGATACGGATTTTCTTTCAGGTATCCAATATACATTTTATCTCCTATTTGAAATGTGGGGTGTTTTTTATCTAATCCTTTAAATCGTAGCAAGTCATTGTAGTATATTGCTGCTTTTGTATTAATAGGACATTTTAAACCAAGTTTTGAAAATATTTCTCCAGATGTAGGGCCTGAAGCTATATATTCTTTCATTTTTTTTAATCCTGTAGGTTTTAGGATTTGCTCCCAACCTACGGTTCTAAGTGATTCTCTAAATTCAAGTACTTGAGTATCAATATTTGGTTTTTTAGTACCAAACATAATTTGATTTAAAATATGTTCTCCAAATTTTCTAAATAATGGAGGAAAATTTGATTTCATTAAATCTAAACCTTTCATATCTAATTCATCAGTTGTTACACCTTCTTTATTTACAATATGGATAGCATATCTGCGTTTACCTGCAAAATAACCTCTATCTAATACAACTTCTTGTTTTAATTCAAAATAATGAGGTTCATTAATCTTAATATTAAATGCTTCTCGACAAAAATCACCTATAAATTTATTAGCCATATTCTGTAATTCTGTAGCTATTTCTAGGATTTTAGGTATAACTTCATCTTTATTATTTAGGTCTAAATCCGGGTTTCTATGGAGTAGTAAATCAGAACATTGAATAAATAAACTATCTGTGTCACTAGTAATAATTGAATCCTTATCAATGTTCATTTCTTTATTTAGATACGAATTCATATTTTTTATGCTTTCTTGTAGAAGCCTTTGGCCTGTTAAGGTAATAGCTTTACTAATAAATTTATGTCCATCCGTGTATCTCCAACTATTAATAGCAAATACACCATATACATCATTTAATTTAATTTTATAAGCATGTTGTCGTTTATTATAAAACTCACCCATAATAGGGTCATTATCAACTTTATATGCTTTTTTCATTAACGCTTTATATTCCTGGCGTTTAGCAAACCAGTCAGCTAAAATTTCACAAACAACACTTGATTTATCCTTACGGAATATTACTCCAGGAGCAGAAATAAGCAAATCACCTTCTTCAATAAGTTCAATTAAATGAGATACTTTAATTTCAGAACGAATTAATTTTCTATCTTTTTTTACCTTTTCAATTTCAACTATTTTATTAGGATCCATTTTCTTAAGTTCCCTTAATGACCATTGATTATCGAATTTACCTGTGTTAACAACGCGTCCAACTAATGTTTCAATGCCCATATTGAGTGAACGGATAATTGACGGGTATAACGAAGTAAAGTCAAGATCAATAACCCATTCATATAATCCAGGTACAGGATCTTTTAAATAACCTCCAGCATATTCTTCTTTAATTTCTCTTAATCCAGGATTATATGTTGTTGGTTTATTAGGTGAAACTATACCTTTACGTTTTAAATAAGTTAAAATAGCTCCATCATTTAATACTGTTGAATAGTAAATAGTTTCGTAAGGTGTATGACATAAGTGACAAATTGTAACTGATAGTTCAATAAACTTAAGTGATTTTTCTAATTCAACAATAATTTCAACATCTCGAATATTATATTCAATAAATTTATCTATGTCTTCTTTAAATAATTTATCAAGTGAACCTTGATAATCAATTTTACCTAATTTAACATATTTTTCCCCAATTGTACCTAGAGCATAACTTGATTCCTGTTTAGTAATAAACTTTTTAAATAAGTTCATATAATCTAAATGATTAAGACCTGCTATATTTACATGTTCGGCTAAACCATTTTTTGTTTGAACGATTTGGGTTTTAACTTTTTGAATTGGAGATAAATAATTAGCTATATCCTCACTTATTACTTTACTAATACGATGATATAAATAAGGTATATCAAAAAATTCACTATTCCATCCTGAAATTATTGTTGGGTCAAGGTTAATCCATAAATCAATAAAACCACTAAGTAATTCTTTTTCTGTTTTATAGGGAATAACTTCTTTACTTTCGGATTTAGCTTCATTCATTAATTGCTTTTCATCTAAAATTAAACAATAGTATTTTTTACTATTATTATCATATAAAGCAATAGATGTAATTTTACCTTTTGGATTTTTAATATTTTCAGGAGTAAGGGCTCCAACAATTTCACACTCAATATCTAAATAAACTAAATTATGATATGAGGGGGATTCATCTGATTCGTGATAAAAATCAACTAGTAAACGAGTATTTTTATCTACATCTTTTTCAAAATATTTTGGATCTTTGTAATTATCCATTTTTTTAATAGGAACTACTCTAGTTCCATCAAGAGTTTCTATTTCACCATCTTCATGAGCAACATAATAAGTTGGAGAGTATTTAAATACTTTCCAACCTTTTTTATCATCTCTTAAATAATACTGATATTCTTCTCTATCGTAATAAACGGATTGATACATAAACTTTATTTGGTATGAAGATACAAAAAAAGCCTGGCATTGCCAAGCTTTTCTTTAAAGTTTATTTTAATTTTATTTTTTAGTCTACAAACTCTGTTACTGTTCCATTATCTTCATCTATATCTAAAGTCCAACCTTCATCTCGATAAGTGTTAAGTTCTTTAAGTTCTTCTAAAGACATTCCTGTAATGTCTAATAGGGTTTG